TTAGTCGTTTCGCACCAATTCCACCAGATTTCCGTATTTGGATCATCATGATGACAGCGGTACTGCCACGCTACCGGCTCGCCCTGAGAAAGGCGGTCGGCGGCTTCCAGCATGAGTGTCGCCCGTCGCGTCGATTGCGCATGAGGTCTGTCGCTGAGCGGTTGGGCGGCCTCGTAGCGCAGCCGCTTCACCAGATCGTCGTTCGCGTGGGTCACCGCTTGCTCCTCTCTGCGAGCATGGCATCGGCGAGGGCGTATGCCCAAGCAGCCCGCTCGGACGGTTGCCCGTCGCGCGGCGTATGGGCTAAAGCCTGCCACGCGAACCAGTCGCGCATTCTCGACCTCCAAGGCTTCGATGCGGCCATTCGCCGTTGTGTAAAGCCGAGCATGAGGCGAATGTGCTGTAACATCATTTTTCATACCTCATGCGGATTGAGATTGTATGCGGCAGCAATTGCGGTGCGCGTGGCAGTATCGTTCTCGGCAACTTCGGCCATCCATTCGCGGAACGCCGGACCGGGAACAATCCCGAGTGCGTGACCGCGCTTCTGTCGAGCGAAATAAGCTTGCCACGAGGCCGATGCGCGGTATTCACGGCGGGCGGCTTCAATACGCTCTTTCCGATAGTCGTTAGAGGCTTTGACGGGGTTTTTGATGCCGGTGTTGCGCTTCACGCAAACCGAACCGTAATGGAGGATTGAACCGTCATCCAGTTCAACGCCGAATGTGCCGGACAGGTCAACCTTGCCGCAGCAATCACAGTTGGTGATTTCGTCTGTCCATCCGAGAATTTTGGTCATTTCGTTTTGCACCGCTGTTGACACCGGTAGATCATGCGCACACTTGCGCCGTGCCGTCAACTACAAAAAAGCGTCCCAGTCATAGCCGGCGCCCAGCGCCAACTCGTTCAACGCATCAGCGAACGCGTCAACCTGGTCGTCGTGCGTGCCCATCGGGAACGTGCACAGTTCATCGAGAAACGTCTGGTTCCACTCGCCGCGTACCAGATACACGTTCCCCGCCTCGGCCTGCACAGCAGCGGGTCTCGCCCTCGTTTCCTTGTCGCCGGTCACAGGCGACGTGCGGACGTCATATCCAGCCAGCATCGCAATTAAGCTCTCGGCCTGCGCTTTCCCGGCCTGTCCGGGGTCTTGCGGCAACCTGATAATCGTCCCGCGAGGGTCGGTCGCGGCCCATGTCTTGATCGTGCTCGCCACGACGCCGGGGCTATCCTGAAACCGCGATACACCCTCGACGTAGTACGACGATCCCACGCGACGGACCTTGACCCCTACCGTCCAGTCAGGACGGTTCCCCGATTTCTTCACCGTGCCGGCCAAATCCCACGCCCTGCAGGTCCGCCCGCCTTCAGGCGCAACATCAACGATCTTGTCAGCGAACCATGACAGCTTAAACAACCCGCCCTCGCGCGGCGCCGGCCTCTGCTGCGCCTGCCCTGCCCATGCGTATGAGCCCATGACCTTCTTGTCGCGCTCAACCACCTCTGGCGGGAACCGCTCAGGAAACAGCAACTCGCCGTCCTCGGTGCGCGGGTCTTCAAACCCGATGGACGTGTAACACTTCCGCTCTGGCTCGAACTCCATCGGCAACATCAGGTGCTCGTATCCCAGCCCCTCGGTCAGGATCAGCCCCGATACGTCGCGCTCGTGCAGCCGCTGCATGACGACAACGATAGCCGAACTGTCCGGGTTATTCAGGCGCGTCGGCAGGGCCTCGCGGAACCACAGGTTAACCTTCTCGCGCTCGACTTCGGAGTTGGCGTTCTCGGCGCTCAGCGGATCGTCGAGGATCACGATATCGCCCCTGCGGCCCGTGATGTTCGATGGCGTGGCCACCTGCCGAAACCCGGTCGCGGCATTCTCGAAGTTGATTTTCTCGTTCTGGTCCCGCATGAGCTTCACGCGGTCGCCCCAAAGCCGGGAGTACCAGTCAGACGATACCAGGCGCCGGCATTTCAGGTTGTCGCGCACGCCAAGCGACTGCTCATGCGCAACGCCGACGATTCGCGTTGACGGCCTGTCCTGCGGTCCCCACAGCCACATCGGAAAAAACACCCCGACCAGCGTTGATTTTGACGTGCCCGGCGGAACGTTGATCAGGAGCCGCGTAATCTCACCGCTCGCCACCGCCTCAAGGTGCTGAGCGATGGCGTCCATGTGCCAGCCGTGAACGTAGGGCTGGGCCGGCTCGATGGTATGCCAGCCGAGTTTCACGAACTCGATCAGGTGACGGCGCGATAATTCGGCCTGAGCCGCATATACGTCAGCCGCCGTAAATTTCATGGTTATTTCTGGTCAGCCATGGGTATGCTCGCCAGTGCCGCGAGCTGCTCGTCGGTGAGTTTCGCGGTGTCGATCACGTGCCCGACCGTGCCAGAGTGCTCAGTCTCGGTTTTGTCGCGCCACAAATCGGGCCGCCGGTTCTTGAGCCAGAAAATGGCGGCGGTTGTGTCTGGCGCGATCCGCTCGGTGTATGGCGCATAGACCGGCTCAGCGGCACCGGCAGGCATGAAAATCTTGACCGCCTCCTGCTCGTACCCGATGGCTCGCTGGTAGAGGCTTCGGCTTACCCGCTCGTCCGCAACATCCTTCCCAGTCTTTAGGGAATGACAAAAGCCATCGTGGTCGTGCTTCCATCGGTAGATCGTGCGAACGTCCACCTCGAAAAAATCCGCAATCTCCCGATCCGTCGCGCCTAGCTCGCAAAGCTTCGCCGCCTGCTTTGCGTATTCGTCCCGATACCCAGACGGCCTGCCTCCCGCCGATTTTTCCTGATCTTCGCTCATGCCCCTGATTTACCGCCCACCGCCGCGAATTGCAAGCCCGTAACAGGTTTTCCAAGTTTGTCACGCTCTGTAACGCTGTTTGTTACGCTGCCCGGACCCCTCTTTTTCTTTCTATATCAATGGATTGAGATAAAGATAAAGAGGGGGAGTAACAAACGTAACCGGATATAAATACCCCCATGAAGAGGGGGAAGAAAATGGGGGTATGTGGAGGGGTCTATATAGGGGGAACTGATTAGAATCCGTTACATGTAACGCTAGGACGGATTTTCGAGAAAAATCAAATGGTTATATCGGTAACATGACCTGTTACATCAAAAAAACCCGTTACGCTCGGAAAGGAGCGTCGATTGCGTCACATCGCCGGGCACGACGCATAAATAGAAATTTATTCCACCAGTGGCCGTTTACATGCGCGAAAATATCGCTATATTCAAATCATCAGAACGGGAGATGGAAATGACCAAGTATCAGATCGAGAACACGAAGACCGGCGTTTTCCTCGGCGTGTACGAGGGCGCGGATGAGGCGGCGGCGCTGGACGCCATGGCCCAGGATGCCGGGTACGTCGACTACGCGGATGTGACGGCCCAGATGCCGGTCGAGGAAGGCGAGATCGCCGTCTACCCCGTGGAGGGCTGATGACCGCCGACCAGTTCAAATCATGGCTCGCCTCTATGAAGGAGGCGGGCCTTTCTCGCTCAGACGCCGATTGCGCACGCCAGCTCAACCGCACTCCCCGCCAGATTTTGCTTTACAAGCGGCATGGTGCTGATGGTATGGTGGCACTGGCCTGCTCGGCCCTGATGGCCGGGCTTCGTCCGTGGGGTGCAAGTGACGTCTGAAAATCCCATGCTAATCGCCGCTCTCGACTACGCGGCGCGGGGCTGGCTCGTATTTCCGATCCGTGAGCCCGGCGAGCGGTACACGGACAAAAACGGCATCGAAGTCGTGGCGAGCGGCAAGGAGCCGGCGACCGCTCATGGCTATCTGGATGCTACGATCGCCGCCGATCAAATCCGCAAATGGTGGGCCGCCAAGCCCGACCGCAATATCGGTCTCGTCACATCGCCGGCGTCGGGCATCTGGGTGCTGGATTGCGATATCGATGCCGATACCGGTGAGTTCGGCACCGAGGCGCTGGATGACCTAAAAAAAGAGCACGGGGCTCTGCCTCCGCATCCGATTGCGCTGACGCCTGGCGGTGGCCAGCATCATTTCTTCGCATGGCCGGACGATGGCCAAGATTTGCCCCGCCGCATCCGCTTCCTGCCCGGACTTGACGCGCTCGCCATGCGCGGCACCAAGGGCGGCTATCTCGTCGCGCCGCCGTCCAGGCGCGGAGATGGCGGAGAATACCGATGGGAGATTTCACCTGCTATAATCGCCGCGCCCCAGGCGCCGACATGGCTTCTTGAGCAAATCCGCTATAATCGCCGCGAACGGCCTGCCGACATGGACCGCATCCGCCCAGTCCGATCCGACGCCACATCGGCTTATGGTCGCGCCGCATTGATGGATTTATGCGCCGAGATCGCCGGCGCGCCGCCCGGCCAGCAGGATGTGACGCTGCGTGACAAGGCCGTCCGTGTCGGATCGCTGGCTTATGGCGGAAACATCGAGATCAACGAGGCGTTCTCGTCCGTCATGGCGGCGGCGATGCAGATGTCAAATCAGGCCGGCCGCTCGCCATGGACGGAGCAGGAGTTGGAAAGCAAGGTCCGACGCCATTTCGCATACGCGATGAATGATCCGACGCCGCCTCCCGCATCGCGCCCGGATCGCCCCGTCTATGCTCCTCCGCCGCGCGATGATGACGCACCAGAACAGGTCGCGGAAATTGATCAGGACGAAACCGAAAAAGCCGTCGAAAAGACAGAAGAAAAACCGAAACCGCGTTTTAGAGAGCCGTTCCAATATCTCGGATACACAAAGGACGGATACCACTATCTCCCTGATGGAAAGGGACAAATCGTCACTCTCAAATCAGGTGAGCATACCGCATTGCGTCTGATTGAATTGGCGCCCCTTGATTATTGGAGAGGCGTTCTAGGCGTCGAAGAGGTCGACAAGGAAAGCTGGACGACGATTGCCGATGGCCTCATGCGCCAATCGGAACAGGCCGGCGTTTTCGATCCCGCCAATGTGCGCGGGCGCGGTGCATGGATCGACGGCAAGCGTGTCGTTGTGCATACCGGATCGGAGGTCATCATCGATGGTGAGGCGACGGCGCTGAACGCGGCAAAATCCCGTTATGTGTACGAGCGCGGCGCGTCGTGGGAGTTCGGTTTCGGTGATCCCGCGAATACGCCAGAGGCTCATCGCCTTGTCGAAATATGCGACCGACTGACATGGGCGGACAAGCTCAGCGGGGCCTTGCTGGCCGGATTTTGCATCATCGCGCCGGTTTCTGGGGCGCTCAATTGGCGCCCGCACATCTGGGTTACGGGAGGGTCCGGGTCCGGTAAATCGACGGTCCAGAACGATATTGTAGGCCGCATCGTCGGTCCCGCCGCCGAGCGGTTTGATGGCAAGGCGACGGAAGCCGGTATCCGTCAGATCATGGGTTACGATGCCCGCCCGGTTCTGCTCGATGAGGCCGAGAGCGAAGACGCGGCGGGCATTTTGCGAATGCAGGGCGTGCTCGATCTGGCGCGCGTGGCATCGAGCGGCGGTCGCATGGTCAAGGGGTCGCAATCTCATCGCGCCGTGACATTCGTTATCCGATCCTGTTTCTGTTTCTCATCGATCAATACGAGCGTGCGTCACAAGGCCGACGAAAGCCGCATATCCAAGCTGGTTCTGGTCCCGAACCGAGCCCCCGATGCCGACGATCACTATCTCGACCTGGTGCGAGATATAAATGCGTGGTTCACGCCGGAATATGCGAGCGCCATGTTCGCGCGGACGGTCAAATACTTGCCGGCGCTGCTGGCTAATATCGAGACATTCAAGGCCGCCGCGAGTACCGAGCTGCGGAACCGCCGCGCCGCCGATCAGCTGGGTCCGATGTTGGCCGGGTACTATTTGTGCCATTCGACGGGCAAAATCACGGTTGACAAGGCCAGGGAATTTATCGCCCGTCACAACTGGGCGGATTATGTCGCGATAGACAGCATGTCGGACGAGTTGCGCCTGCTGGAGCATCTGATGAGCCAGAAAATCCGCGTGAACGGCTCCTCGGGGTCATTTGACGTATCGGTCGGCGTGGCATGCATGGAGGCAAATCGTGAGGACGGCCGACAGGAGCCATACACGGCGGCATTGGGGCAAGTCGGCATCAAGGTCGAAGGAGGCATGATCGCGGTGTCAGACAGCGCGAGCGTAGTCCGTGGCCTGCTGCGTGACGCACCTCAGTGGCAAGGTGACTGGAAAAGGCCGTTGCGGAACCTGCCCGGCGCGACGGCCGGCAAGCCCATGCGGTTTGCCCCCGGCATCCTGACCCGCGCCACATGGGTGCCTCTGGGCCTGCTGGACGGGACATATCATGAGCGCGAGCCGGGGGAAGATTAATGGAAAAATTGAAGCTGCTCGATCTATTTTCTGGTATAGGCGGGTTCTCGCTGGGCCTGGAGCGTTCCGGCGCATTTGAGACGGTTGCGTTTTGCGAGATCGAACCGTTTTGCCGCAAGGTTTTGAAGAAACACTGGCCGGAGGTGCCACAATATGGCGACATCAGAGGATTGTCGGCAAGTCAGCTTGAATTGGACGGAATACGGGTGGACGCCATCTGCGGCGGGTTCCCGTGCCAGGACATATCGACGGCCGGCAAAGGGGCTGGCCTCGCTGGCGAACGATCTGGACTATGGTTCGAGTTCGCCCGACTTATTGGCGAAATTCGACCCCGATACGTCATCGTGGAGAACGTCTCAGCCCTCCTTGTTCGGGGGCTTGACGCCGTTCTCGGGTCGCTGGCCGAGATCGGGTATGATGCGGAGTGGCACTGTATTCCAGCTTGGTTTGTCGGTGCCCCGCACGGCAGGGACAGGGTATGGATTGTTGCCTACCCCAGAAGCGTCGAATACGAAGGCGACGGCGATGCGATCGAACGGGAGGCCACCGAGAGATTTTACCAAGCAGATAACGTGGCCCGCCCCAACAAGCTCAGACGCATGGGCGCACGCCTTGGATCGTACAGGAATACGGGGAAAGCACAATCTTGGGCTGGGAACGGAGGTTCGTATGTGGCCAACGCCAAACACAATCGGGTATCGGTCGGACGGCGAGCTAAAAATGCTGGCGGAAAAACTGGACAATTACGAAGAATACAAGGCGATGACCAGTCGGGCGGCGGAGAGCAAGAGGCAGCGATACCGGCCAACGCCAGCCCAGTCCACGAGCAAGGGCAGTTCGCCAGCATCCTTGACGAGAAAATCCGGGAAGTCGCGCGCGAACGATCGACTGGATCATGCGGTTATGGCGACGGACAGTGGGCAGTTGAACCCGCCGTGGGTCGAGTGGCTCATGGGGTTCCCAATAGGGTGGACCGACTTAAAGGGCTCGGAAACGCCGTAGTCCCCCAAATCCCAGAACTAATCGGCCGCGCCATCCTCGAATACGAATTATCTCTCAAACCCGCTTGACACCATGCGCATAATCATTATGTTGGTTGGCGTTGAAACGGAGGAATTGATATGAGCTCGCTCCTAACCCAGGCTGGCCAGCCAATCGAAAAGAATGCGGTAATCGTTGTCGCTGAGAATTTTCCCGGAATGGCCATGTCGCAGTGGTTTGTTGCGGTGTATAGAAATTGCGCCGCCTACGACAGTCCATATGAGATCATCTCTTGGATGCCAAAAACGGGATACTCGGCTGGTGAAGCGCATGATCGCATGCACGAAAACAATAGACGCCTTGCCGAGCTTCTGGCGCAATCAATCAGGGACGCCGCCTAACCCAAAATCGTCCGCAAATCCCCAGGGCCGCGCACAACCCCCGCGCGGCCTCCTGCTTTTTGCACCGTGTCCAACCACGACGACTGCTCCGGCGTCAAGCGCCCCGACCCCGTTTTCGCCTCAGCCTCGACATGCACGGCCACGCGCTCGCCAACCATGTCCGGCGTCACCGTGACTGTCACCCAACCATACGCATCCGACTGCCCCTTGACGCCTGCCTGAAACGGGCGCGGATCGTGAATGGTAATCGAGCCGTCCGCGTTCTTGGTGATCTTGTTGCCGGTCCACGCCACGCCTGTGTTGCGCCGGAACAGCCGCGCACCATATTTCGGCGCCGCGAGTAGGATTTGCTTGACCAGGTTGTTCGGGTTTTCGCTCATGATCGTATGGTCCTTATCCCAGCCTTCTCGGCTATCCTGCACATATGCGCCGTGCCGGCGCCACCCGGAAACGCGATAACGGCCTTATTGCCTTCCTCGCGCAATAAGATTGCCAGCATCATCTGATTGCGCGCCGGTCCGGCCTTGGCTCCGATCTCCCAATTGGCCGGCACCTCTATCCACGACACGTCTCCGCGCGCCACGGCCCATTCTCTTGCCAGCGTATCCGCACCGCGCGATCCGCCCTCAATGATCGTATGCAAGCCAAGCCGCTCAACCGCCGCATCGAGGATGAGTTTGACGCGATCCGCGTTGTCATAATCTCGGCCGCCGCAGACGATGGCCATCAAGCTTGACATGTCCCGACCATACGTATCATACTCTGCTTGTCACGCAATGGCGCGTGATCTACACGGCGACGGGAGGTTCATTCCACCCAGACGATTAACTGGCATCACACACGACACACAAGGGCTATCCGCAAGGGTGGCCCTTTTTTTGTTACGCCATCCCCATCAGTTCGCGATACCGATCCAAGAACGCCGTTTCAGCCATGTGTGGCTCCCACCTGAAAATCTTGACACCGAGCGGCGCCTTGTCGCCCGGCCAATCGAGCGGCGGGATGCCTAGCAGTTGATCCCGCTCGTCGTTAAGAATGCGCTCGTCGGCCTCCTTGACGCATTTGGGCCATGGGTAGTTAAGCATGAATTTTTGGGCGATGGCGATCTCGAGCTTCTTCTCGATCCCGGCATAACCAGCCAACTGAGATTTGACCGGGCGCGGCACGTCCACAAGGTAAGCCTCGGCGGCGTCGTGCATTAGCGCATCAAGAGCGTGCTCGGCTGGAACGACATTCGACAGCAACACGCAATGTTGTGCGACGGAATAATGGAATCGAGAGTGCCCCGCGTATCGACACTGCATGGCGAGCGAGTGCGCAATGTCCCGAATGTCGATCTCGGATGTACGCGGATCGATCGGATAGAACGCGCGTCCAGTGTATGTCTGCATGAATGGGCCGATGCGGCTCATGCGTTGAAACCGATATAAACGGACACCAGAACCCAAAGTACCAAAATGACCGGCGCCCATGAAAGAGCATCTCCGCGCCATCCTGGCCACCGTCTCGTTGTGAAGTCGGCCCACATGATGGCCAGCTTGATGCACGCAACAACGGCAAGCAGCGCCACCACACCGCCAGCCGTGATCGCGGCCCCCAAAATCCAGTTCATCAAGCAGCCTCCTTCATGGCCCGAACAACCGCCGCATAAGGCAAATCCCTTCGCCCATCCGGCCTGTTCCTATACACATTGTAAACCCATCCCGCATTGCGACCAAGCTCAATCGCAACGCGGCACAAATCATTCAGCGAACGCGCCGATCTGACGCGCAAATTCACCTTATCCTGTTCTGCACGTCGAGCCTGCCGCACAAGGTCTGGATCGATCTCTTCGATCTGCGCTTCCGTGATGACCTCGATCTGACGGTCATGGATGTCGCGCTTGTGGCCGCAATACGGGCAGCACGGCTGCGACGGCCTGAACGTGGCCCAGCAGCTCCCGCACGTCGTCGTCGGGATCGTCGGGTCCATCTGCTTTTTCTTGCGCCCCGCCCCCTCCAGAGACCATTCCCGATCATCGTCGGGCAGGCCGTGATCGCGCAACACATTGGCATGATCCAGAATGATCGACGGCTCGGCTTGTGGCCTCATTCCGCGCATCATCATCTGGATGGCGAGCGGCAGAGACTTAGTCGGGTTATACAGCCCAACCGCCTGTATCGGCACGTCGCGGCCTACTTGTGCCGACAAGTCGAACCCCTCGCGGAACAACTGGCAGTTCATCAGAACTGGCACGCGCCCATCGGCAAAATCAGCAATCACGCGGCGGCGCTCGGCGTCCGGTGTCTCGCCATCTATGAACGCGGCGGGAACGCCGGCAGCGGTGAACGCCGCCGCCATCTCGCCGCCATGCTTGCGCGAATAGCAATAGCCGATCATCCGCCGACCGTCCGCGAATTTGCGGTACGCCGCGACGGCATCGCCATATAGACGTGGCTTGGAAAACCGCTCTTCCAGGTCCGCCACAACGTAGTCGCCCATGCGCGTGTGGATGCCGGCCATATCCATGACAGCCGGCGCGAATGCACGGTATCGCGCCAGATGTCCTTGCTCGATCAGCCAGCGTTCGGACGGTCCGCTGACGATTGCATCGGCCATGTCGCCGATGGCGCGACCATCTGGAAACATCGGAGTGGCGGTGAGAGGCACGATATGCGCGCCATCCTTGCGCACCTGATCGATAATCGCCTTGCGTGACGCGCCTGACCATAAATGCGCCTCGTCTGGAATGAACAGGTCGCATCCGATAAGCGCCGGGCGGCGGCGCAAGGTGTCCACGCTGGCGATCTGGACGCGGGCGAGCGGATTGCTCGGCTTTCCCGCCATGATGTAGCCGAACGGGATGCCGAACTTTTCGAACGTCAATTCGGTTTGGCGCGCAAGCTCAATCCGGTGAACCCCGAAGATCACGCGCTTGTTTTTAGCGTTCGCGCCAGATGCCATGTAGGCGGCGACCACGGTTTTTCCGAACCCGCACGCGCCGCGCAAAAGGACGGATTGATGGCGAGATAATGCCTCGCGCAATCGATCGACAGTCTCGGCTTGATCTGGGCGGAGGGTGATCATTCGGCAAGAATTTCGTCGCACATGGCGCGCAGTCGCCGGACGTTGTGCTCATTCGGATCGCCGTTGCCGGTCGTCGGAAACCAGACACTCATCCTTTTTTCCTCTCCCTTGGCTTCATCTTCAGCGTCCCGATCTGATATAGAACGCTCGTATGGTCATACCCAAATGCGCGTGCAATCGCGGGCGCCGAAGCGCCTCGCTCGTCTGAAATGCGCTTCCAGATGGCGCGCCTGACGCTACCGTGTCGCTTCGAGCGATACTTGCTCATCACGTCACGAAATGACATTTGCGCCCGGTTCATTTCCTCTTCGATGATCGGTCGCCATGCGTCCGGCATACCGATCTCGCGAGGCAATTCGAATTTTACCTTACGCGCCATGTCAGAACGGAATGCTGTCATCGGGCTCGGATGCTACCTGTTTCACGGGCTCCTGCCTTGGCGCCGGAGATCCGTTATCCGAACCACGCCCGTCGAGCATGATGAGCTTGCAGTCAAACCCCTGCAGCACGACCTCGGTGGCGTACCGTTCCACGCCATCCTTCTCCCACTTGCGGGTCTGCAACTGGCCTTCGAGATAGACCTTGCTGCCCTTGCGCAGGTACTGCTCGATAACCTTGATCAACCCCTCCTGCCAGCAGACAACGCGGTGCCATTCCGTGCGCTCTTTCTTCTCGCCGCTCGTCTTGTCGCGCCAGCTTTCGCTCGTGGCGACGGACAGGTTCGCGACCTTGTTGCCATTGGTCATGGTTTTGACCTCTGGATCGCTGCCCAAATGTCCGATGAGCGCGACCTTGTTGAGTGATCCGGCCATTAGATTTTTTCTCCGATGTTCATCATGTCGATTGGCTTCACGGGACTTGCCTCTGCCACGTTCTTTTTTGCCTGCGCGAAATAGGACGGCTTCAGTTCAAAACCGACGCCGTATCGACCCATTTCAACAGCACAAAATACCTCGCTGCCGATCCCCATGAATGGCGTTAAAACCACGTCTCCGGGATTGCTCCACAAATCGATGCATCTTTCGATCACATCGAGTTGGAGTGGCGAAATATGTTGTTCGTCCTTTTCATCTCGCGCCGATCTATATTGCAACGTTCTAGTCTGCCGTATATCTGTCCATACGGGCGATGCATATCGCTGCCAAATCTCGATGGAATACCAGTTTCGGTTGTCCATTGGCATCGTGTATTTCGACCTGTCAGGCTCGTCTTCCGGCTCGCCTATGTATCGATCAAAGCCACCGGAGACAGCCTCCCCATTGTCTCCCGGCTTGCGGAACGTAACGACGTAATCCGCCAATCCCTGTCCGCTAATCGTGCTGTCTTTGACGATTTGTGCATGTAGCAGTCGGATTGATTTCGTGCGCTGCTGGGCCACTACGGGATCTTTCCAGATGCAGACCTCGGAGTGAAAAATCCATCCAGCCGCAATATATGACCGGATGATCTCGCCTCTAAAATCTCTCATTCCGATAAACCCATCTCGGGTTTTGCTCGTCGGAAGCTGCATGCAATGCACCGAATGCAGCCGTCCTGGCTTTGTCACGCGGAAAAGCTCTGCGATCAAGAATCCGTAATGCTCATAAAAATCATCGCCTTCGTTGTTCGATATGTCGCGATCTGAGTTGCTGAATTTATAGAGCCCCTCGAACGGCGGGCTGTGAACGCCGAAGTCAACGCTATCGCCCGGAACGGCGCGGATAATCTCGCATGCATCTCCGTGATAAATGGCATACCTGTCATTCACATCCTGATCGAAAACCTTGATTTCTGAAATGGCATTCTCCACCCTATTCATAGTACTGCTCCCGGAATTATCATATTCATTTGCGGATTGTAGTCTGGCCTGTCTCGTTTCGCGCCACGAACGTCGATAGACGATATGTCGGACATGTGCCTAACCATCGCCGCCGCCATTCTGTCGGCATCAGCTTCCTTACGCGCCAGATTTGCTACAACAGCGCCCTCTCTTTCCGATGCGATGAAATGGGCATGCACGTCTCTCATCTGTCCGAAACGCCAGAACCTCCTGATGATCTGGTAAGTTTGCTCGAAGCTGTCGTTCAATCCGACAAGGCCTGTGTGTGCGCAATGCTGGAAGTTCAATCCATATCCCATGATCGATCCCTTGGACACAAATCTCTTGATCTTGCCGTTCAGGAAGTCGAGGATTTTTTCTTCCTTCGCCTCGTCCCTTTCCGACCCAGTTACCTGCACGGCCCCGTCGATTTCTCGGCAGAGCGCATCAGCCTCTGCGTTCAAATTTGCCCACCACATGATCGGCTCGTCGTCCGGTAACTCACCTGTCACCTTCGCCGCCAAATCAACTCTTTCCGCAACCGTATCTCTGCGTGCCGATATGCGCTCTTGCAGCGATCCAGCTACAGACGAAAACATGCTTCCGAACTCGGGCTCGGATTCAACCGTATGCTGATGTCGGATTAACGGAGGCAAATCATATCCGTCGTTTGGATACCCAAGATCGGACGGCGATCTCAGCATGACGGACCATGAGCACATCCACTTCCAAAACGCATCCTCTGCGTGTCCTTTAAGACGCCATTTTTGCGTCTCTCCGCCGTCATGAACGAAAAACATTGACAGCATGTCAGTAAACGACATGACGCCTAGAAATTCGGCGTGGTTTCCAAGCTCCATAAAATCGTTAGGGGCCGGCGTGGCGGTGGCGGCAAGTCGGAATGGAATTTGCGCACATTCTTCAATCAGCCTGCCGCGCGTCTTTCCATCATGATGTTTTAGAATGCTGCTCTCATCGAGCGCGATTCCGCCTAGCTCAGAATGGTCAAAATGATCCATCTTGGCGTAGTTCGCAACATTGACGCCTACCGTCAAATCGGCATGCCGCCGAACCATCTTGCATTCCATGCCGAATTTTTCCGCCTCACGAACATGCTGAGCCGCGACTGCGAGCGGAGCGTAAATCAGCACAGGCTTATTCGTGTGTCGCGCCACGCGATCGGCCCATGCTATCTCGATAAGCGTTTTACCAAGGCCTGTTCCCGCAAAAACCGCCGCCCTTCCCCTCCGCAATGCCCATGACGTTATGTCAGATTGATGAGCAAGCATTACAGATGGCATTGCCCCCGGATTTTCGATGCCAGTTCGAGGATCAACGGTCCGCTTGTTTTCTAGAAACTCAGCGTATCCCATCACGCCACCCTGAACGGCATGATGAACCGAAACGCATCCGCCTCGCCCGGCTTGCTGATCCTGATCGGCGTTTCCGCGTCCTTGAACGCGATATCGATCCTGTCGCAATCGAACGTTTCAACGGCCTCGCGCAGGGCATAGGCATTCACGCCGATCTCGCCGGTATCGTCACTGATCGCTTCGCAGAAATCCTCCCCTTCCTCCGCGCCCTTGTTCGCGGATCGAATGGCGCACTCGCCATCACCGATGACAAGGCGGACGCCAAGAGCCGAACCGATAGACTTGCTCTTGTCTTCGCGCACCAGCATGGCGCGCCCCAGCGCCTCGGAGAACGCATTGCGGTCAACATTGAACGTCTTGTCGATGGACGCGCCGAATTTTTCAACGACCTTGCGCCACGGCGGAAACTGACCGTCTACAAGCTTGCTCTTGTAAATGGTGCGCCCGACACGAATTGAGAACATTGTTCCATCGGCATGGATCACGCCTTCGCCCTGCTTGCCGAAAATCGATCTGATAGCCGGAATGGATGTGCGCGGAATGATGACCGGGCTTTCAAATGCGACACCGCCATGCGCGACATACATCTTGGATGAGCTGGCGCCGATCACCATGCCCGTGTCGCCAGCCAGAACGCCGGCCTCAGTAACATGCGCGCCCGAACCTCCGCTGGCTCTGGATGCTGTTTCAAGCGCGGTCACGAAACTGGACGGCGAAAATTCAGAGCCGCCATTTGGCGTTTCGATGAACTTGGCGGGCCATCCCTCGCCGTTCATCATCGGGACCTTCCACCGCGTCCGACCCTGCGAGATAGTGGCAATCGCGCCGTCACCGACGATCTTGACGGGCAGTCCACCATTGAGCGCGGATACCTTTGGCGCGATCAACGCGATCTCAATGAACGCCTCGCCTTCGCCCTTGACTTCGATCTCGCCGCTGATGGCGTGATCCATGTCGGTCGCGGAAATGTTCGCCTTGCCGTTTTCTATGGCAATTCGAACCGCGCGCAAGATCGGCGCGTGTTTTGCCGCCCCCGCCACATGAGCGCACAAATTCAAAACGGACGCCAACTGGTCCGCATCGCATTCAAGCTGGAATGTCATTCTTTAATCCTTGATTACCCGATCCGGAAATAGACGGTTCTGATCGGCTACGCGCCGGAAATTCGCCTTTGGGAACATATCCGAAAGCAAATCCAGCGCATCCTGCTTGCGGCCTTCGCAAATGGCTTCGTGGATGGCGTCCAGATCGGGCTCGGCATCGATCGACATTTCATCGAGCACGGCTTCGATGTCTTCCAAATCGGTAATCGCGCCGATGCACGAATCCGTCATCTCGCCAGCCAGATCGTCATCGATACCGTCGTCATCCGCCGCCCATTTCGCGAACTGATTGATCGTCCTTTTCAGTCGATCAACTTCTTTCTGAATGTCTGCCTGGATTTTTTCGCGATCCATATCGCACCTCCTTAATTCGCCGCGACCATACGCATCCCGTCATCGTGCCGTCAAGCGAAAATTTTTGTTGACAGGGCGCGCGGCGTGCGTATCGTGCGGGTATCGAAAACGGAGGTTGAAATGACCGAACCCACCAAGAAGTACGAATTCACCGGCGAAACCAAGGTCGAATTTGGCGTCACGCTCAAGCGCATCCGCGCGCTGATCACCATTCCTGGCGTTGTTGACGCCGGTGCGCTCGGTGGCTGGATCGAGGATGAGCGCAACCTGGCTATCGACGTCTCCGACGAGGCATGGGTCTCCGGCGAGGCGCGGGTCTACGGCGAGGCGCGGGTCTACGACAAGGCGCAGGTCTTCGGCGAGGCGCGGGTCTTAGGCAACGCGCGGGTCTTCGGCGAGGCGCGGGTCTTCGGCAACGCGTGGGTCTACGGCGAGGCGTGGGTCTACGGCAAGGCGTTGGTCTCCATCACTCCGCTCTATCTGTCAGGCCTGACCTACCCTGTGACCATCACCGATCTGCACATGGACATCGGCTGCCAGATGCATGCCATCGCCGAATGGCGCGCTTTCGATGACCGCCGCATCGCCGAGATGGATGGCCTGACCGGCTCGCACTTCTGGCGAGACTTCGGGCCGACGCTGCTTGCGCTCTGCGAGGCATCAGGTAGGCCGATGGTCCACGAGGACGCCAATGAACAGAGGGAAGATGCGTGATGAACGATAGCAAGCACACGCCGGGGCCGTGGGAGCATGACGGCGGCGCTACCGGATGGGTCGGCGTACGCGCGCCCTACAAGATGGTGGCATCCGTCTATGGCGACCGCGACGACTGCAAGAGCGACGACCGCATGGTCGCCAACGCCCGCCTGATCGCCGCAGCGCCGGAGATGTACGAGGCACTGGCGGCCGCTCGGCAGCAAGTCGTTACGTTTGGAGGTGACGTGATCGACGCCGCCCTCGCCAAGGCGGAGGGCCGCTGATGCGAACCATCGAAGAAATCCGCCGCACGCCAGTCGGCTTACTCACGGACGTCGAGATTGACATGCTTGGCCCGGACGGTCAGGAGTTTGCGCGCAAGTGGAAAGAAAAGCGCGCTCGCGAGGATGCGTGCCCCGGACACGAGCGCGTCGAAACTGCCACCCGAGAGGAAGCTAATCGAGGATGGCATCGCGGAGAATGCCGACACTGCGGCATGAACATGACATACGATAGCGGAGATTGATCGTGACCATCACCACCCCCGGCATTTACCCCAACATCACCCCCGCCGAATACCATCGCGGCATTACGCCGGACTGCGCGCTGTCCGCGTCCGGCATCAAAATCCTTTTGAACGAAACGCCATTCGATTATCGCTATCGCAAGCGCAAGCCTGCCACGGACGCAATGCGGCTTGGCGATGTGGCGCACCAGATTGCGCTCAATCAGGGCAAAGGCTTTGCGATCTCGCCATACGACGATTACCGCACCAAGGAAGCTCGCGAATGGCGCGACGAGCAGATCGGCGCCGGCATCATCCCGATCAAGCAGGATGCATTCGATGAGGCGTCGGAAATCGCGATCATCATTCGATATCGCATCAATCGCGCCCTTGACGGTGCCGATTATCTGACCGAGGTGCCGTTCGCCTGGATCGAGCAAACCGAACATGGCGAGACGTGGTGCACCGGCATGATGGACGTTTGGTGCCCCGAGCGCGGCATCATTCTAGACCCCAAGATCACGCCATATCTGCATGGCGACAAGGCTCGCGCGCATATCGGCAACATGGGCTGGCACTGGCAAAATGCGTGGTATCGTCGTGGTATCGGCAAGATCATGCCATATCTTGAGGGCCGCGTCCGGTTCAAGAATATCCTCGTGCACCCCGACGATCCGCATACATCGCGCGTTGTCGAGATCAGCGAGGGATGGCGGGCAGGGGCAGAGCAGGATTGCTTGCGTGCGCTCACTACGTTCGCCGAATGCCAGTCAACAGGCATCTGGCCGGGCTACCCCGAGGATGAGATTTTGGACGAGCCCACATGGGCGATGAATGCGCGGATCATGCGCGAAATGGAGGATGAGGATAATGAGTGAGATCGGAACCGAACTCGTCACCTTTGTGCCTGACAATCCCGTTGCGGTGCTGACCAATGCAGAACAATTCGACGCTCTGCTTGGTCGCATTCGCGAGGAAGTCGCGGCGCACAAGCCGGACCTGACCACGAGGAAGGGGCGCGATGCAATCAAGTCGCTCGCCTACAAGGTCACGCGGACCAAGACCGCACTGGATGACGCTGGCAAGGAACTGAACGCCGCCAAGCGCGCCGAGATCGACGCGGTGGACGCGGTTCGCAGGGAAGTGCGCGCCAAACTGGACGACTTGGCGGCACAGGCCAGGAAGCCGCTGGATGAGTGGGAGTCGGCGGAGGATGAACGCCGGATTAAAATTGAAGGCACGATGAATGCCATCAACGGTTCGGCAAATTTCACTGACGGCCTCACGTCTGATGAAATTCAGGGGCGCATCGACAGCCTGACCGCCATGGAATTTGACGCCGATGTGTTTCAGGATGCGCTTGAGATTGCAGTGAATGCCAAGGCATCGGCGTTGACGGAATTGCAGGCTGTGTTGGCCCGTCAGTTGCAGTCGGAAGCCGACGCCGCCGAACTCGCCGCACTGCGCCAGCGCGAGGCCGAACGGATCGAAGCCGAGCATATTGCCGCCGAGAAAGCCGCAGCCGAACAGGCTGAGCGTGATGCCGAAGAAAAGCGCAGGGCTGAAATCCTTGCCGCCGAGAAGCGTGCCGCCGATGCCGCCAAGGCCGAATCTGACCGCATTGCCAACGAAGCGATTGCCAAGGCGAATGCGGAGGCAGAGGCGTTGCGTCAGGCAGAGATTTCCCGCCGGCGTGAAGCCGAGCGCATCGCCAGCGAAACCGCCGCCCGTGAGGCCGACAAAAAGCACCGTAGCGCCACCATGAAAGCCGCAAAAGAGGCGATGATGGAGCATGGCGGTGTCAGTGAGGATGCCGCCAAGAAAATCGTCTTGGCTATCGTGGCCGATGAAATCCCCAACGTGAGGATCGTGTTTTGATCATCCGCTCAATCGATTTCGAGACAACCGGAATTCCGACCCCAGACGATCCCCAGGCAATCGTTGAGGCTGGATGGTGCGACATTCCAGCGACCGGATACAACTCGCGCCTCTATAGCCCAGGTCGCCCCATTCCGTTCGAGGCAATGGCGGTTCACCATATCACCGAGGCGATGGTCCTCGGGCGCCCAGAATTCGATCCGTCAGAAATCGACGGCGCAGACATCTACGTCGCTCACAACGCAGATTTCGAACGCCAGTTCTACAAGACGGACAAGCCATGGATTTGCACATGGAAGGTCGCATTGCGCGTTTTTTCCGATCTCCCGCAGCACAACTTGCAATTTCTTCGATATGCGCTTGATTTGGAATTTTCAGCGGATGAGCCTCACCGCGCGGGGCCAGACGCAATGTTGGCCGCGCTTCTTTTCGAGCGCATTCAATGCGAACACGACGCGCCAGACATTGACACGATGATCCGTTGGTCAAATGGTCACGCGCTCTATCCGCGTTGCCCGCTCCACAAGCACAAGGGCAAGCCGTGGAGCGAAGTACCGAGCGACTATCTCGAATGGATTGCCAACAAGCCAAATGACGTTGCGGCGGATATAAAGGCCAATGCGCGTCTGGAACTGAAAAAGAGAGCATCATGACAAGGCAGTTTACCATCACCGAAGGCAAGCGCGAGAGCCTGCCCCTATTCATCGGCCTCACCGGCCCATCGTCCAGCGGCAAGACCCGCTCGGCATTCGAGCTTGCTGTCGGCATCCAATCAATTGTCGGCGGCGATATCGTATTCATCAACACCGAGGGCCGGCGCGGATTGCTCGACATTGACCGGTATGGCGGCAAGATCAAGCACATGTCGTTCAGCGCGCCGTACGCCTCCCTGGACTACCTCGCGGCCATCAAGCAAGCCACCGAGGCGGGCGCGAAAACCATCGTCATCGATAGCATGTCGCACGAGCACGAATCCGAAGGCGGTATGCTCGATTACCAGGATCAGGAGCTTCGCCGCCTCGCCGGCGACGATTATGGTTCATGGAAGGCCGACAAATACAACATGCTGGCGTGGCAGAAGCCCAAGGCTGCACGGCGCCAGCTTCTGACGCGCGGCATCATGCAGGCCGATGTGAACATCATCGCGACATTCCGCGCCAAGGAGACAAGTAAGCCGGTCCGCGTTGACGGTAAAACCAAGATCGTGCAGATGGGCTTCACGCCAATCGCGGGCGATGAGTTCGTGTTCGAGATGGCTCTGAGCGCGTTCCTGCCGCCCATGTCGGCTGGTGTGCCGGATTGGCACCCCGAGAACCCCGGCGAGCGACTGGCCGTCAAGCGCAACGATCAGCTCGCGCACATCGTGCCGGACGGCGCGCAACTCAGTCAGGATATCGGCGCGGCACTGGCGAGATGGGCGCGTGGTGCGCCGTCTCAACCTGCAGCCGACCCGATCAACGATTACGCCAAGCGCCTCGCCGCCGCGATCAAATCTGGCGATGGCGCGTCGTTCTGGGCAGAGACTGAGCCAGAGCGAGACACGCTCGCCATCCCCGACGACCGTCTCGAAAAAATGGCGGCGGCGGCCACGAAATCAAAGAACACCTGATTTATCAACGGCAAGGGGCGCGGACGGGCCAATAACCCGTCCGCGTTTTTTTGTTGACACAGCCTCATTCGTGCGCATAATGGGACCATCGAATGGAGGACGAAATGGAATTCGCAAACGCTCAATACCTTGCTGGCAAAATCGAGAACGCGACGGGCTTCGATATTGGAATGTGCGAGACGTACGGAACTAACGGCCATCGCTATGTCGCCTATGTCTGCGAGGGCGACAAGGACTGGGATTGCTGCGACGTTTATTCCATCTCGCATCATGGCTGGATGGATGCTCTCGACGGCATCGCCTCGCAGCTTGGCTTGGTGTTCGAAGATGAATGATTTTCGCATCATCGATCAGATCACGCTCGGCATCGTCTGTCTGACCGTCTGGATCGCGATTCTCATCAGGTTCGCGCTATGACACGCATTATCATGCCGATCAGCGCCGCGTTCGCAATCTTGATCCCCGCCGCTCTCATTCTGGCGGCGCTCTCATGACAACCTTGTGTGTTGACGATTTGCGACGCGACCTTGCCGCGCGCAATCCCGGCGCTACGATCACCGAGAAATGGGTTATGCCAGAACCCGACGAATGGCGCATCGCGATTGTGGCGCGATACCCGGACGGTCATGAGGTAGTCGAGCTAGTCTTGCAGCGATAAACCAATCTCGCCGGCAATGGCGATATAGGCCGCGCAGTCGACATACGTGTCGCGCTTGGCGGCTCCGGTCGCCAGTCGCCCCAGTTTGGTCAACGCCATGTCGATTGCTTCAAGCTCGGCCAGCGATATGTCGCGCACCATGTGCTCGCGAAACGCCGCCTTGAGCGCACCAGACGCGGCCATGTTGACGGCAGGCGGACCATACTCTTTATCGCGCTCGCCGGCAGTTAGCGCCGCACCCTCGGCAAGGATTTGCTCGCGAACGGTTGTCATAGCTCAAACTCCATTTTTGCCGAGCGCGATCCGTCCAGCCAGAACGTGTACGAATAAACCGAACGGCCTGCCCTGTATCCCTCGAACGAATGCCACGCATCGCGCCCCACTGGCGAGCGAAGGCTTTCTACGATCACTCCGCCAATCTCGCGCAACCGCTCATGATGGATATGGCCGGTGAATATGCGCCGTCGCGTTGACGCGGCCCAATCAGTCGGATTATCGGTCGCCATGATGAGCGGCATGTCATTCATTTTGGCCTTATCGCCATGCGTTGCGCCGAGAAGGACGCGACCGTATCTCTTCGCCCACATATAGGATGGGCTGTCGTCCACGGAAACGCGCTCGCTACCTTCGTATCCGATGCCTAGAGCCAGTGCCACGGCGAGCGCCGCGCGTCGATCATGATTGCCGGCCAGCAGCCGAACGTCCACAAACTCGTGCTTAGCGAGCGCCATGTCGATCGTCATTCGGACTAGTCGGACGGCTTCTCTGAGCACCTTTGGGTATCTTCCGTCTGCATCTAGCACGTTGCCGGATCGTTCTGTTTTCGGCTCATACCCGTCGAAATGGAGCAGATCGCCAAGCCCGAGGATCAGAGCGCGAGACGACGCCGGCGTTGCCTCGATAAGCCCGCGCATGGCCGACGACAGCGTGTCGCGCGCGATGTTGAGATCGTAATTCCCTCCCGTTTCCTCTTCCCAGGCGAGAAGTCCGATATGTCAGTCAGGAAGAGGATAGACTGCGATGGTCTCATCATGAGTGGCGCGAGCCGGCGCCTTGTGTTTCGCTGGTTTGTAGCCATCGAACGCCGCGCGAACTGCGTCGGATATGGCTTCGTCGCTAATCTGATCGGCTGTTGTCTTGATCCACTTGACAACCTCTTGCCCATCCCGATCAACGAGCGCCGACACGCCCTTGACGCGATGCCCTTCTGGCACCTCGAATTGCGGCCCACCATCCGGCACCTGCGTTACGCTCGTGCCGTGCGGCCCGTTGACAACGCGGCCGATTTTGAAACCAGGCATAACCGGATCGAGCGGCATGAGCCCGTATCGTGCGGCAGTTTCTAGGCGTGCTTGAAATGTAGTTCGCGCCAGGCCCATGGCCTTTGCTGCCTTCGTCTGCGACCCGCCATTCTCGGCCAGCATCGCCACGGCCTGCTCGGCCAATTCGCGCGGTAACATTCCCATTCAAATTGCCCCGATACAAACCCGGCCATGCCCGGCCTTGATAAGTCCTATTTTTCTTGCCGCCGCCTCGCTCAAATCGAGGTCGCGCCCGCGCACGAACGGTCCACGATCATTCACGTGAACCGTCACAGATTTACCATTGTATGAAACGCGCAGTTTAGTGCCAAATGGCAGCGTTTTGTGTGCCGCCGTCATCGCATTTTTGTCAAAACGTTCACCGGATGCCGTGGCGCGACCGTGGAATTTCCCGCCATACCATGAGGCGATCACGGTCTCGCAGGCGTGGACCGGAATGGCGAGAAGCCCCGCGACAACAACCGCCGCGATCAACCGTATCAAGGCCTGAGGCCGCCGGACGTGATGAACGCGACGATTGAGACGACAAACGCGCCTGAAAATGTCGTAATAAGCCAGAAGCCTATTCTATTCCAACCGTCGATTGAGCTTTTCATCGTGGCGAGCTTGATCTCCAGAAGCTCCCTGAGCCCGTCCAGTTTGTCGTCAAACCCGCGCGTCTGAGCCTCGACGGCGCCAAGCCTGAGTGAGAAGTCATCGACACGGCGGGTTATCTGGATGATGTCACTACGCATCCGCTCAATTTCTTCCATTCTTGGCCTGCTTATTCTGCGGCGGCTCGCCGGTTTCGTAATCAGGTTCATGCGCAGTGGCGCGCCAGATTAGGGCGGCAATCCCGAGTGTCAGAACAGCCGCCACTACCTTTTTGCCCATATACGCACCAAGGATCATCCCGGCGATGAACGTGGCGAGCGGAAACCAGAATTGCACGAACTCGATTGCATTGGCCCACCACACGAAAGCGGGATCAAGGTATCGCGTGATCTGGCATGAAATGTCGATCAGATTGCAGTTCATTTGACGGTCGTTTCAGGGTCGCCGGCCCGCACCGCAGGTCTCGGACGCATCCAGATATTCGCGATCAGCAAGCCGAGCGCGAGCCACTTCTGGTAGCCTAGAGGCAGAACTTCCATAAGCTCGCGAGAATTTAGGAACAGCATCAGGTCCGGCAACGCCAGAATGATAGCCCCAAAAACGTTCATGAGCCATGTTCGCCACCGAACAATGAAATCCCAGACGCGATTGATCATTTCCTGAATGCCCCAATTAGCCGGCGGATGAAATCGACAATAACCGAAAACAGGCTATCTGGTCTAGTACTCGCGCCATATCCGCCAGCGGTCAATGCCTGCTCGAAAATACGCGCATATCCGGCGATCATGGCGGCCCTGTCGGTGCCGTTAACTACTCGCCGCGCGTTGACGTAATCGACCTTTTCGCCGTTAATGTAGTCGCTCAGTTTCTTGCCGGTAAACCAGCCTTCGATCATGCCGCAAAACATGATTGGGATCGCATATTTCGGATCGAGCGCCTTGTCCGGGTTGGCCACGAAGTCGACATTCAGCTTCTTGCTCGCTAGCACGTAATTTCCGCGCCCCGTGATTTGCACCAGCCCGCGTCCACGGAATTTGTAGCCGTCGCCCTTGAGCGTGTTGCCCAGCGTTTTGCCGATCTTGGTTGTCGGCTCATACTTGTCGAAATATGACACCGCGCCACGCTCGCTAATTGCCTGCATGGTTTTGGCGGTCTCGAGATACGCCGTGGCGAGCATGTAGGCGACATAGAACGCGGAAACAGAACGTCGCTCGCCTTCTGCGATGATGGCCTCTGTGCCCGAGACCTGGGCTTGCGTCATGCGTCCGCCGAACAGTGGCGCGCGAATGGCGGAAAAGAATGCGGCGGGATTTTTCATGCGGTCTTTCCTTCGTACCAGCCGCCGTCCCACAAGGTGGATAGGCGACGGAAATAGGCGTCATACTGCTTGGCGACGGTCGCCATTGAAAAGCGAGACAGAGCATAATCGCGGATCGCGGCGCGGTCCAGCGTATCGACGCGATCCAGCGCATCGGCAATCGGCTTGTGAGCGTATCCGCCAATCAGGCAAATGAAGTCGTGTGGCTCAATGCGCTTGCGCAGTTCCTCGATCACTCGGGCGTTGAAACCATTCCAGAACGGATGGCCCCAGTCTGCCTCAGTGTAATGCTTGTCGCCTACCATCTTGCGGCGCTTGTTTTCGCTGATGCACTCTACGTGCTCGTCGCAATCGGCCTCGTTTTCCGCGCCGGAATAAAGCGTGACGTGATGGCCGAGCGAGCGCATCATTGCACAGAAGCGCACCACCTTTTGCGTGAAGGCGCAGGATGGGTAAGCGGATGTGGTCTGAGTGTGAGGAAGGCTGATGATGTGGAGGCGCATGGGTTATTCCCAGTAGAGGTTGTCCGCATAGTCGGACGGGATCGGGTCCATCGCCTCCAGCACGAAGCTAGCACCCCATATAGGCTGGCGGAATGCCGTGGCGGCTTCGAGGACAAGGAACCAGTCACCGGGCGTGACGATGGTCGGGCCGGTCTCGGTTTTGATCGGCAGGGTGGCCGACGTGTTGTCGAGCAGCTTCTGCACAGTTGCCCAAGTGGTGACGTCCTGCCAGCCAACCATGTCGCCGGGAGTAGTCGCGATGCGATGCACACCACGATCGTCGCCGAAGTCGTAGTCGAACCCTCCTGCGAGACGGCGGTCGCGCTCGGCGTGGACGTCGGCGGGTGCGATGTACGGACCCTTTAGGCCATAGGGGCACAACGCATCGGTCAGCTCCTCTTCCGAGGCGATGCGCGTCACCGAACCCCCAGCGGCGAGCCACGCCTGATAGTCGGTGTCGTCGACCTGGGCGTAGGTGGCGCGAGCGCTCGACCAGACGCGGGCCTCGGCGCCGCCGACCAACCAGTACCAGTCGAGAGGATTGAACTCATTCATCCGTAAATGCTCCCGGTTTGCGCTGATCCCGCGCTGGCGCCGGGGAAAAAGCTCGCTCCACCTCCGTTAGAACTGACGATCGCCAGTTGCTGGATCACGTAGCGTAAACCGAGGAAATAGCCGTCGAAGGTCTGCCCGCCGAACGCGCCCTGCCCCTGGCTTTGCCCAACGGCCCAGTAACTGCCGACTGTCGCCATGTCGGTCATCGCCCACACGGCGTTACGGAGATCGCAAAGTGCCTGCAACGAGCCCCTTTCGACGAAGCCACCACCTCCACCGGGGCCAGAGAGCAGGAAGTTCGCGCCGATCCCGTTCAGCATCGCCCCAGGACCCTCAGCATTGATATAGTAGGCGGTTGACTGCTTGGCACCCAACTCGAACTTCTGGTCCCGGATGTTGAGGACCCCGCCGTTAGCCACATGAATGTGGTTTTGGAAGCCTCCTGTCGTGTTGATCTTGAAGCCGCCGATCACATAGCCGCGGACGCCATCGACGACGATGCCGCCTCTGGTGCTGGAGACGATGACCACGTTGCTGGGCGTGGTATTGTCGCCAACAATGGTGACGGTGCCGCTGCCGAGCAACTGCTTGGCCTCGATCCGTGCATTGTACTGACCGCGCGCGACCTGAATGGTGACGTTGTAAATCCCCATGTCGAGGGCGGCCACAACGTCGATCGCCGCCGCCACAGTCAGGAAGGCCCCGGACGGTGAGTTCGCGAGGCCGTTGTTGCTGTCGGAGCCGGTGCGCATCGCGATCGTCCCCTCGGTCGACCCCGAGGTGTTGACCGCCGCGCCCCCGTCAGTGGCCGAGACGCGAAAGCTGTTGGCGGTCAGCCCGGCCGCGAGGACGTAATACTCCTGCCCCGCGGTGATGCCAGTGGGCAGCGTGCCCGCCTCCGCAACGTAGACCGTGCCGAAATCGGTTAGGGTGTGAGTGCCAGACTGGCTGCCGCTCGTATTGATTGCGGTCCCCTCGGGTGTGGCCGCGACCGTGAACGTGTCGGCGCTCGGCACCGTCTTGACGTAGTAGATCGTGCCGGCGGTCAGCCCCGTGGGCAGGGCTCCCGTCGTCGCAAACCGCACCGGCATGCCCACCGAGAGGCCATGCGCCACCTGGGTAAAGACGCCTGGGCTGGCGATCGTCACCGTGAACGACGGGGCTGATGCCGTGCTGATTGCGGCACCGCCAGGCGTCGCCGAGAACTGGAAGCTTGAAGCCGAGAGCCCAGCTACGAGCACATAGTACGTTTGGCCGGCAACGATGCCGGGGGGTAGCCGGCCGGTCGACGAGAACTTGATCGGCTGGCCGGCGGCAAAGCTATTGGCCATGGTGACCACAGCCGGATTGGCCAGGGAGATCGCCGCCGTCTTCTTGTTCTCGAGGATCGCGAAGCTGACCCGCGCCCCGGCAGCCAACCCGTGGGCGGTCTTGGTCACCACCCCCGGACTGGCGATCGAGATCGCCGCCGATCCCATGTCGTAACCGACATAGTAGGTGCGATTGGCGGTAAGCACTTCGCGCCGGGCTACCCATTCTGTATCGCCATCGGCGGCGGTCTTCTTGACGAGGGCGTATCCGGTCGCGCCGCTAGGAGGCAGTCCGTAGCCCCCTGCGCCGACACCGGCAGGGCCTTGTACGACCCCTCCAGCATCCCAGTCCGCCGTGTCGCCGCTGAGCTTGATGTAGAGCGTCCACGAGGTTGTCGTCGCCCCGGCGTCACCGTTGAGCGACAGGAAGATGAAACCCTTGGGCTGATCGTCATATGCGTCACGGTCGGAAAATTCGCCAAACGCATTGGGCTGGATGCCTAAAGCCGCAAGCTGGCCGAGCATTTCGAGATAACGGCGCGTCTGGGCCGTCGATCGGATAATATCGCCAATGTAGCGGACCTCGTAATCCGCGCTTGTCATCGTCGTTCCGGGCCACGGGACCGCCAGTTCAGCCGTCGCGGCGTCATAATCGATGCTCGCCATGCGCTGCGGCGGAACGTCCGGCTGGGCCGGGTCCATGAACAGGTCATTAGGCAGGAAATTTGGCGACAATGGAGAGCCAACAAGCGCGCCAGTGAACGTGATCGTCGTGTCACCGTTCGCGACCGAGGCGGTTCCAACATCGTAGTATGAGGGCATCGGAATGATCATGGCGAGAACCTTATATCAGTTAACTGCGGCGACCGAAACGGCCCCTGATATCGACGGAATAGACGGAGGTGTAGTCAGTGTTATCGTCGCGGGCGCACGCATTTGATCCGGCGGTCCAATGGCGCGCCTTCCAATTAGTACCTGGATTGGCTTGCACCTGCTGTGTCTGCTTTGCGTCTCGTTGCACCACGGCAAACCCGGATGTTGGACCGCTTGTTGTATTGGCACCGTTTACGACACCGCCTACAGACACACTTACGCCGCTACCACCGTTCGGAAATTCATCATCAAGGCCCCCATCCGGCGGCCCAACCGATTGCTGAACTCGCATTACGAATTTGCGATACGTCGCGCTCAGCGGATCGTCGTCGATGTAGATATGTAGTGCCCGGCAGAAGTTGATGTCGCTCTCGATGAGCATAGACCCGGCCCACGGAACCCATTCGCCCTCTGAGACTGGCGGATCAATGGTCGCGTCCATCCACGTGTGCGAAGGGGCGGTTGTGCGGTTGACACGGACCATGCCGATGAAAAAATCAGCGCCATCAGGAGCGCTCATTAACGTGGTTGTGTGGCTATATTCTTGAGGCAGAACTGATATGCTGGTCACACAACTAGATCTGTTGTCGTATCCACCAACAACTGATGTAAAACTCCACGTCCATACATAGGTATTGCTTTTGTCAAAATCTGGGAACGTGGCTGTCTCATCATCAATCGAAACCTCATCAGGCAGCAGATTGATCAACGTTCCATCTGTCGTTGCGACCGTGCGCGCGCCATTGACGATGGTTATGCGTCCGTCCGTGGCATCAAACTCAATCCCCTTCATGGCGCCTGCACCAAAATAGCAGGAGAGCCGGCAAACGATCCCTTGTAATTCATGCTCGCTCCGTATGATCCGGTATACGTGCCAAATCTATGCTCTACCCTCCACCTGAATTTTGCCGTATCCGGCACTGGTTCCTGTATCGTGCCATCGGGATCTACTGATCGTGGCGCGCCGTTGTTGAGATCGATCGACGGCCCATAAGTGATGCCGAATGGCGAGCCGCCCGGAACGACTTGCAGATAACGCCGGGAGCTATCGAATTTATCCAGCCCCATCGTGACAATGCCCGTGCTGGCGTCGAAATCGAACAGAACCTTTCCGCTCGCATCAGGCGGTCGCTTGAGAACGATGATCTTGTATGTACGGCTGACCGCCGATAGGCCACTGGTTCCGACGATGGACCATTCCGATATTTTGACGGCGCTGGTGCTGACCTCCGGCATGGCGTATCGCATGTTGTTCCCGGACGACTGGATCGGCATTCCGGGCTGCATCACATTGTCATCGATAACGATGAGAACGTCCGGCACATAACTCAACGCTGGCGAGAACGTGACAAGCGTGTGAGTTGCCTGAGCCTTGTTGAAATTCATCGGGACGGCGGCATCAGGGTCAGCCGCTGCGCCGCTCACCGCCGCATGGTTGATCGTTTTTGTCGTCTCGCTCAGAACTTCCATGTAATCGAGCGCCGAGTGAAAATAGACCTTATCCAGATTGCTGGCCGGCGTTTTCAGCGGCGCATTCCGGGCCGCATCAATGTCAAACACGCTGCCCGTCTGGTTCGGCTCATCGAACAGCGCGACTTCACCTGCGGTTATGTTTCCACGAAAAGCAATCGGCATCACGGCACCGTAATCGAGAAATTGCCGGTTATCATATCTATCTGAACCACGTCATTCGCGGATCGGAACACGCCATCCTCCCCGATCAATGCGAGCGGCGTTCCACCGCTGGTAAAAAACACGGTCTGGCCCGCCATGAGGCCGATACGGGTAGGTTGGCCCGAATCAGAAGGAACGTCCAGAAACAGTGTTGCAGAACGGAACGTGCCATCATTCACGGCGGCCTGCAAAACATATCTGGCCGAATACCCAGTCGGTGCCGCTGCCGTATCCCATCGGATGTTGATCTCGGCGGAATTGTCACCGAGCGCGGATCTCAACTGCTGGATCGCAATTGCCATCGCACTCGATCCGTCTGGATCAAGGGCAACCTCGATGATCTCTGTAAAACTGGCTTCCAGATTGCCAAGCCGCACCGATATTTCGCGCGACAACGTTTCGCGCAACTGGTAATTCTCGCGGTCGCTCTCTTCGAGCGTTGTGCCAAGCTCCTTGAAATTCTCGATCAGAACGCGGATTTGGCCCATCTGATTGAGAACGTCGCCGGCGAGCGCGACGATATCGACGTTGATGTCCTTGGCGCCGAGCTTGATGTCATCGGTTGTGACAAGCAGCCACGACGACCAGGTGCTTTCCATTCCGCTCTCACGAACGAGAATGCCGCGCACTTCGAGCCTCGTGTTCGGCGGGAACTGGCCGTTCAGGATGACGGAATATGGCGGCGCATAGGGCACCTCGCCGTCGAAAAACGGTTCCGCCTCACCTTCCGTCCTGACCTGGATGCGAACCGTTTTTACGTCAGACAGCCCACCATCGAACGATACCTTGATCGACGGCCTGCGAGCCTCGCCATCATCGTCCTTGATCGTGGCGGGAACAGCCTGCCAGCCGGTCATGACAAGCGCCGGCGGCCCGACGATACCGATCTCGCCATCAATAATTGGCGTGTAATCGGTTTCCGGGTCCCACTCATAATCGTCGGGATCGACTTCTGTCATGTCGATCATCACGTCGAGATTGGCGCGATCCGCCACGCCATCGACGCGCATGAGCTTGCTCACATAGCCGTTGCGCGCGCTTGTCCATGAGACAATATCGCCGGCCTCAAGAACCTGAGCCTCGGGGCCTAGAACAAACGTGTGCCGCCGCGCCCGCTGGGCCTCAAGCAGCGCCGATTTTTGCAATCGCTGAACCTGCCCGCCATACGGAACGCTATCCAGTGCCACGCTCGCCATGAGCCGACGCCCATTGGCGAGCGCCTCAAGGTCAGTCCGAATGAGCGGCGGCGCAGCCTTCTTGGCCCAGCCCTCGGCGGGATTAAGCCACGTCGCGGCAACGCCGTTGATCGTGTCGGCCAGCCCGAAGAATGGCGAGAAACTCTGCTCCTCTATGCTGATAATATCGCCGTCCGAGAGCGAGAAAACCGACGATCCCGGCGCGCCGACCGTGATCTTGTATGATCCACCAGTCTCGATGAGACGGCCTTGGCACGCGGTCATCAATTCATCGAGCATGTCGGCCATGCGATCCGACACCGCAATCTCGCGGCCAGAACGGTATTGCGGCTCATCGTCCTCGCCGTCCGTGGCGATCAATTCTCGGCACGCATCGATCGCCGCGATCCAGCTTGCAGCAGGGAGGCGGGGCGCGGTCACATCCTGCAAGCCATACAGCCAGCCGCCGCCGTATCTGACGCCGCGCAGGATGTTGTACGCCTGCACGGCGGGCAGGAAGTCACCATCGCCGCCCCACGTCGAAGGATCATTCCACCGTTGCGAACCGGCCCCGCCCGCCGTGGTATCCTTGCTGATATCGTAAAGGCGCGCCCCATAAAGCTCGAACTTGAATTTCGGATATCCGCTCGGAAACAGGGGCTGTTCCTCACCATCCTTGCGGACGGGCGCGCGGGCCGTGACAATGGCATATGCGATGCCGCGCCCGACGCGATCCGACGAATATGGCCTTTCCGTGCTGGATACGGTCCCGGTCAGATAGCTATCCGCCGTGGTTTGCGTGCCATCATAGAACTTGATCCACAAATGATCCGTGCCGCCCTTGCGGAACTCGGACACCGGCGCGCCGCGTTCTGTCGCATCACCGGTCAGTAACGTGACGGGGCTTCCATCCACGAACACGCGCTGCAATTCGCGCACCGGCAAGTCGGCAAGCGCGATGACCTGCACCATATAGGCATTATCGCCGCCGAACGTGTTGGCATAAACCAACGATCCACCGGTCGCGTACCAACCAAACCCGATTGTGCGAGGCTGATCCTCGCCCGCAGAAAGCTGCACCTGCGACGACGAAATGCGCTTCTTGTTGTCGTTCCCGGAAATGGCCTTGCCGATGAGCGACAAGCCGATACCGGCGGCGGTTTGCAGCGCGGCGGCGGTCAATGCGGCCATGAACGTGCCGGCCCCGAAAATCGACGCCCCAATTGCGGTAAAAACGGCCATCAGGCGAGAACCTTCATGAAATGCGTTTCCGTCTGGCGGTATCCGCGCCGCTCATAAATCCGGCCCGCGCCGGGGAACGTCGCAAGCGCTGCCATCTGCGCGAACAGGCACCCGCGCGCGCGAGACCAATCCTCATACCGATCCAGCATCCGCACGGCGAGCGACCCTCCACGTTGCGTGGGATCGATCCACCAGACCGTCTCCATCGCAAAATGAACCGGCGCGAACGGGTGCGGCAATCGGCGCGCCAGAAGGGCGCCGTAATCACCGACTAGATCGGCGTAACAATCCTCGTCGGTAAGGTGCATGGCCGCGATGTTCGCCGCGTGTGGCGCGGAAAACGGGAACGGGAACGTCTCGCCCGCCGCCTCATGCGCAGACCTCAGTAGGCGGACGATTGTGGAAACGCGAGCATCCATCACAGGAACCCCAGAAAGTTGTTCCAGCCGAACAGACCTTTGGGCTTTTGCGCGTTGCCGCTGACCTGTTTCGGCCCCCACTGGAATGGTCCCCACTCGCCAACAACGGCGGCGTCAATGAAAAAATCATCGCCCGGATACCGCAATTGCTGATCCTCATGGCTTCTTGTCGCCGGATTGGATCGCAGCAATTCCGTGGAATGATTGGCGACCTCGATCCGAACGGAACCCTCTTCGTTTTCGCTCGGCGTGATGATCTCGACGTGATCGATATAGCCGACGAAGCGCGCCTCGGCTGGCGCGACAAGCTGGCCGGATTTTGGATCGACGTAACCCCTGAAAATCTCGACGCGGGCCTGCTTGATGTAATAGAGCCTGACCGCCTTCTCGACCTCCTCATGAAGTTGGCTCATATCGATGGTGATCTTGTCCGTCGAGATTTGCGCGACAGATGGAATGTCGCTGATCGCGATAAGCGATCCTGCACCATAAAAGGCGCGGCTGACGGATGATCCGGTATCAGGATCGATCACGGACGCCGTGACGTTCGCCAGATCGGACCAAAATCCGACTGAAACGGGATTATAATCGTCGGAGGGGTCTTTTGCGATGATCCAGAGAAAGTCACGCGCCGCGACGGTGCGCTTGGCAATGGCCGAGATGATGGCCGGGTCCATATCCTTCATGGTCGGGCCTCGATGCTGGTAAACGAAACGGTGCCCCAGCCATTCAGGGCGGCGTCGGTATTCACGCTGCCCGGATCGATCACCATTTTGACCGATGGTTGTTTCAGCGTGATCGCATCATTGACCTCAACGCCCGGCCAGAAATACGGAGCTACCGAAAACAGTCCCGTTTCATATGGCGTCAACGGGTCGGCGCTTGTGGCGCTCGTTACCCGATAGACCGAACCGCCAATGCCGATTACGTCACCAATGGATAGCTTGAGCCCATCAACGCCGGAGATTTTGAGACTGGAATTGCCCGAGCCCAATTCGGACACAACGGCACTCCCCGTCATTCCGGTGCCGTTCGGATGCTTGATCGGCCAACACCGCGATTTCGGCCACGCATCGAACGTGTCGCGCGATTGTCCCAAGGCGTCGATATGACCGCGCCATTCGTCCAACTCATTGACGCGCATAGGAATGCTGGTCCAGACGGCACGCCAGATTGGCCGGCCCATATCCTTGACGCGGACGCGACCGGACGCATGGCGAGACAGTTCCTGCCGCCACATGAGCGAGAAATTATTCGACCATCCGGGGAAGTCATCCATATCCATCATGCGACCTTCCAGGTTCGGCCGGCATTGCTCACGATCTTCTTGACGCGACCATCAAATTCGGCGGCTTGTCGCACCATGACGCGTTCCAGCCGGGCAACCGCGTCAATGTCAGCGCCGCGATTGTCGATCACGGGCGCATAAGTCAGGCTCATCGCCCCGCCGATCTGATGATTGGGCGTGATGTTGCCGGCACCGGATGGCGTGAACAGTTCCGGCCCCTTCTCTCCCACAAGGTATGTCCGCCCGCCAGAGACGGGGCCGCCAGATGCGCGCGCGCCAGCCGGGGCGAATAAGGATGCGACGGGGCCGCCCTGCGAGAACAAATTGTTCAGCCCCATGTTGATAAGCTGCCGTCCAATATCGCTCAACGCCGCGCCGAACGCCTTGGCGGCATCACCGGTCTCGATCCATTTATCAATGAACGTTTGCAGGCCAGATTTCCCCATGTCGAGGAAGGCTTGCAACTGCTCATCGGCGGCGGCAAGGGCCTCGGTTTCCTGCATTGTGGCGCGAACAAGCTCTTCGATGCGCTCGCGCTGCCTATCCGTCGCGGCGGCACCCGCCTCACGCAAGGCGTTCGATACCGCCTTATCCTCGTCGGACATGCCGACGATTGACCGCTCATATTCCAGCGTTTCGATAAGCTTGAGGATGGCTTCGCGTTCTTGTTCGGCTTCGCGTGCCGACTTCTTGCCGGCGCTTTCAGCATCGCTCGCGGCCTTCTTCGCGGCGGCGCGGCGGTTTTCGGCATCAAGCTGCTCCTTGGCGAGTTCGACAATCCGCTCCTCGCCAAGCGCTTGGTATGTCCCGTTCTTGATCGCCCTGTCACGCTCCGAATTGATCGCCTTGTAAAGCTCTAGTTCATCGGCGCTCATGTCATTTACGAGCTTCTGCTGGACCACATATCGTGCCGCAGCGCGGGCAGCGGCTTCGCCGGATGCGGCCATGCCGGTTTCTGTAGCAGCCGCGCCAGCCGCAGCGCTGGCCGCAGCAATCGCGCCGCTAAGCGCCGTCCAAGCACCAATAAGATCGCGGATGGCCGGTATCTGAGTTGATTTCTGTATCGCCGCAAGAGCCGCCGTGACGCGCGAATTTTGCTCGGCTGTAACGGTTCCGGCCTCGACGCCCTTCTGCAAATCAATCCACGCCTCACGCAATTCGTTCGCGGCAGTCGGGGCCTCTCCGGTATCGGCAAGGATGGTTTGTAAATCGACGTATTCGGCATATGCCTGTTTGAATTGTTCGCGCGTCTTTTCCCATGCGTCGGCAATCAGGGATACGCGAGCATCCTCTGTCTGCTGCGCCCTCTCAGCCTCTTCCTTCTTGCGGACGTATTCCGAGATATAGGGCAGAACATCGCCCCAGCTTTTCGCAAGGGCCTCGATTGCGTCCTGCTGCTTTTTAAGCTCTTCCTCTGATGTTCCTCCCAAATCGACAACCGACGCGACATACTGAGAAACGGCGGCGGTCAGCGCCACGGCGGCGAGCGTTGCCAGTGAAATCGGATTGATGACTTGCAAGAATGCCGACCCAAGAGCTTTGGCCGGGTTGATGCCCTGCGACAGGCTCTGATTGAGAATGGCGCTCAACTGAGTACCCTGCTGCAAGGCGATAATCAGCGGGTTCATCCCCGACGCAGCGGTGACGCCAATATCCTGAAACTGGGCCGCAATGTTGCCGGTGTTGAAGCTGTTCGCGCTTGCATTCGCAATACGGTTGCTCCACCGGACGGAATTGTCGGCAACCTGCTCAAGCGTCTTGTCAGCCGCCTTTAGGTTCGCCTGATACTTGGCGACGTTTGCCTCAAGAACAACCTGGACCTGATCCGCCGTTACCGCCATTTCAATGCACCGTCACATCAGGGAGATTCATATTCGCCCACTTGCTCTTGAGCGCGGTCATGCGCTCCTGCGTCATCGGCGCGGATTTTGACTTATCCTTGTCGAGCTTCGAGAATGACCGCATCATGCTCTCCACTTCATACAGGCTCATTTTGCCGATCTCACTCGGGCTGATGCCTGAGCGCCACGCCGCCGCCCTGTAGAGCCCGAAGTCGGTCTTTCCTCCGGGCTCGGAGCTTCCCCCGATGGTTCGACTTCCGGTAAATCCGCCCAGCCAAAATAGACGGCTTGCAAGACAGCGTTCGCGGTTTTGAGCGGGCTTGATTTGTCGTCCTGCGTGTCGATCGGTACGCCATCGACATATATCTTGGTCAACCGAGCCGCCTCGATGGCGGGCAAGCCGCCGCCAATCAATCCGAGCCGGATGGTTTCGCGAATGTGGCGATAAGAGAAATCAACCCGTGAAAACACGCGCGCCGCAATGCGCCCGATGCCCTCATCGCACAGATGCTCAAGCTCCTCGATCTGCGCCATCTTGAGCGCAAAATCGTAGATGCCATCACCCCATTCGAGAGTGATCTCTGCTTTCAGATTTGCCATGTCGCGGCTCCATTACGGCGCCGTGACGGGGCCAACCGAGTTGGACGTGACAGTGCGCGAGCCGCTGGTATTCGTGGCGGTTACGCGAGCGCGGATGGTTGCGCCTTCGTCGCCGGCCTGCAAGGTATACGTGTCGGCGGCGGCGCCCGAAATCTTGCTGCCATTGCGATACCACGCATAGGCGTAGCTGTCTGGCGAGTTGCTCCACGTGCCGTCCGAAACGGTCAGCACATCACCGACTTCCGTGGTGCCGGTAATGGCGGGCGCAACCGTCGCAAACGGAGCCGCATTCAGGTCAACACGATCCGGCGCGCCATTGAGTAGGATCGTCGTGTCCTGCGTCCACAGATTGCCGCGCTCGCCGCTCTGCGAATAGGCGGACAAGATGCCGGACGCCTCCCAATACCCATTGGCCTCGTCGTTCTTGCCATCCGTCATCCAGCGGAAAGTCTTTTCGCCGCCTTCCAAAATCCAGGCATTGAACGCGTCGAGCACGTCCGTGTCAATCACACCATTGCCGGAAAGCTGCATCTGCTTGGAGACTTCGCGCGACACCAGCCACGCGGGAAGTTCGGGATCGTCGCAGTCAGGAACGTTGACCGAATTGGTCTCGATGTTGACGGTCAGCGTGAGCGACGTGAAGCCGCAAAGCGGCGTGAAGGTTTCTGTGGGCGAGCTGCCGTCACCCCAAAGGAGCAACTGCTCCCCAAAGTCCAAAGTCTTGGCAAGAGCCATCGTAAAAAACTCCATCTGAGCCGCCGAAGCGGGCTGCGGGGACTAGACGTCATCGCGACGTGTAGGATGGAGATTAACCGAAAACAGGTTGCGCGTAAATAGGGCGGGTTAACGCGCCGCGCTAATCCTGAATTGCACAATCGAGTGCCATTTATACGTCTCGCCGCTCGGCGCGTCGTTCAGCGGGCCTATCGTGCCTTGCCATTCGCATTCGGCCATACCGGCGAAATCGAGCGTTTTCATCGCCTCCAGAACCTGGGCGGCAGCATTGTGAACGTTATCGGTTCCCGGGCCATTGGAAAAAACGTGGATATCAACAAACATGGTCGAGCCGGAATAGCACTGCGCCGTCCACGGCGCGGAATATGACGAATAACGGATGAACGGCCATGCCGCGTTCGCCGGCGTGTTCTCGGGATAGATCGAATTTGCCGAAATGAGCGCGGTGAGCGGCGTGAACGATTTGAGATGCGACACCGTGGCGCGGCGGGTGACAAGCGAAAATTCGGTTCCGGTATCGGTCATTTGCGGTCGCCTGGAAGTTTGGCTCGGAACCCGATGGGATTTGGCTTTTGGACCATCCTCACAGTGAACCTATGGCCATGATCGCCCGCATATGTGACGCGCACAACGCGGTCAGTCTGAATGACAATGGCGTTGGGTAGGGGCGCGTTTTGAACATCGTCATGTGGCACATAATAGCTCATTTCTTAACCCTTATCGCCGCGCCTGCCTTGATCGCGTCGTCCGCCTGAGCCGTTGTGACCAACTGGCGCGAACCGGACTTAAAGGCAAGCCATGCGCGCTTGCCGGGCACCTTCCAGTCAAAATCGCGCGTGAACTGTACCCAAGGCATCACAGTGACTTGGTTGCGTTGATGATGGCGCGAATGGCTGTTTCGACCTGACGTTTGCGGGCCGCGCCAAATCCGCCGGACAAGGCGATTGCAATGTCACGATCGTTCATGTTGGCGAGCAAGTCAGCCGATTTGGTCATCTCGATAATCACACCGGAACCCCTCTCACTAACCAGTAGGACTTTGCCGGGTCTTGCTCGGGCTCACGCAATGCATATGTGACGCCGCCGATGGTCAGCTTGTCATCACCGTCGATCACGCCCGTCACGCCCTTCTGCAGGATGATGAATTGCTTCTCGTTCTGCGAGAAATTACCCGTGGCGCGCAGTTCCTCGGAGATCATGTTTTCCTGTACCTTGACGGATTGCGTAGTCGGAGTTTCGGTCGTGCCGCCTTCGTTGTCATATGAGACGACAACCCGCGCCAGCGTGCCGGACAGGTAGAACGATCCCATCACGGTCCCGAAAAGAGATTTAATGTCGCCATCGAGAAGGCCCATCAGTCGAGCCAACTCAACTCTTCATCGACGCTCTTGTCTCGAAGCTCGATCATTTTCTGCCTACCCGTTCGCCTGTGCCAGCTATCTCCGCACCACTCTATGAAGCCGTCTCTGATGAAATAATGACAAGATTTTCCATCACCCATCCCCTGCCTAAACGATGGGCTGAACGTAGGTGAGTATGGGTTGTCGTTGTAAATCCATCTGCCCGTATCAGATGGCAACGCATGCGCCATTTTGCATTCTGGGCACCAATGGAAAAATCTTCCGCCTTCTGCCTGTCGCATATATGGTCCGACCTGCATCATAATTCTCCGTAAGGTTCATAAACCAAAAACGGATACGATACGCCAACGCCCGCAGCATCAGCGGTCACAGCAGCGGGCGGCTTGTTCTTGCGCGCCAGCCAGTACCATTCAACGCCATATCGTGTCGCGTTCCACGGCGACGGAACATCGCCAACGCCACGATCCGCGAACGATCCGCGAGTGAGCGTCAACTGGCCGGATCGGATAGTCGAGAACGATCCCATGCCTGACGCATTCGCCTCGGCCTCGGCGCCGGTTCCGATGCCCGCGCCAACCATCAGATGGGCGGCGAGAAGCATGATCCCGTACTTGTAGTCGCCCTCGATCCACGTTTCATCAACGGATCGGGCGGCAACATCAAGCCAAGCCTGGATTGTCGGGTCCGGCACCGACGCGAACGCCGGGAACAAGGCTTTCATCTCGGTTGGCGTCGGTTTTACATAGGCCATAGGATACCTCTTTTCGGCCCGTTATAACCCAAATCAGCGCCCGACGCTATTCTTTGCGCCGGCGGGGATTGGCCTTGTTCACGTCGGCCCGTGTGATCGACATATTGCCGGTTAGCTCCTGTAGCGCGGCCAAGCTGGGCTCGCCGCCACGGGTCCAGTGATCGTCATTGGCGTCATCGAGACATTCGATTGCGTCGGTCAGATCGGTGCCGTTTTTGGCGTCTATCCAAGCCTGCAATTCGGCAACCTTGGCTTCAAGTTCGGCAATGCGCGGATCGGGTTCGCCGCTCGTCGGAATATCCAGTTTGAACGCACTCGGATGAGCCGTCATGAACGCGATCTCGGTATCGGTGAAATCCGCGTCAATAGTGCCGCCGGGTGTGACGGCGTGAGGCTTCCCGCCCGCCATGATCGTCACGGGCCGTGGCGTGATATTCGTCACCTTCATTTGCCGGCCTCGCGTTCGTGGGCCTTGATCTTGCGTTCCATAAAGTCCCGCACCGCCTCGGAGACCGTCTGATCTCCGATTGCAGCGCGAAACCGATCCCGCAGCGCGGCGGGAAGTGTCATGTTGAGCCGAATTGTCGGCGAGTTTGGGTCGAGTTTATTGTGATGCATGTGCGTATCATACGCATGATTTTGTCGGTTGACAAGCGGGCCGGATAGTGCGCATGGTTGGGCGGTGAAAAGGAGGGCCGAAATGGTCAAGATTGAAGCTGGTAAGTTTTATCGGACACGTGATGGGCGGAAGGTTGGGCCGATGGTTCGACACGCCCCGGCCCATGACGATATGGTTCGGGGTAATGAATGGCCGTGGACAGCCCCAGAATACCCCGTAAGTTGGCGCGAAGACGGCACCCAGTCTTTTACTCCCGGCGAGGATCGCGATATTGACCTCGTCTCCGAATGGCCCGAAGGCCCCGTCCGCACCGTGACGAAAAAGGATATAGTGCCGGGCGTATACGGGGAAGTCGCCGTGGTTGGCCCGATCGGCGCCAGCAGAGCGAATGTGTGCGTTAATGGCAATTTGTCCGCCGCCCAACTCCGTGCTGCCGCTGCAACGTTCCTCGAACTCGCGGACGCGCTGGATAATGCTTGACTGGAAAACTCTAACCACCGAACAGCGCGTCGAATTTGTGACTTCGCTATGGGCGGAAGGGCGCTCGGCTACGCAAATATCGCACATGTTCTCAGGATGCACCAGAAACGCGGTTATAGGGAC